ACGGCGGGGCTCCGGTCGAACCGCTGGATCATCGATGCCGAGGCGCAGCAGCAGGTGACGCGAACCGATGACCCTGACCACGCCTCGACCAAGGCGCGCTTCCGCTCGATCGCGGGAGGTGTCGCCTCCTGACCAACCGCTCTGGGTGGGGCTCGACTGGATCGAGCGCCATTGCGTGGTCCCGGACGGGTTCCGCAAGGGCGCACCGTTCCGCCTCTATCGCTACCAGGGCGAGTATCTGGCCGCGTTCTACACCGTCCGAGGCGTCACGGAATGGGACCCTCGGAACCCCATCCTGGCGCCGGCGTTCCGATACCGGCGCGGCCTCCTCGTGGCGCCGCAGAAGGTCGGCAAGAACCCGCTGATCGCGGCGCAGATCTGCCTTGAGTTCGTCGGGCCGGCGCTGTTCGCCGGCTGGGCCGGACAGGACGAGGGCTACGTCTGCGCCGAGCACGGCTGTCGGTGCGGCTGGGAGTACCCCTACGATCCGGGCGAGCCGCGGGGGATGCCGTGGCCGACGCCGAAGATCCAGATCACCGCATTCTCGGAAGACTCGACCGAGAACACGTACGACGCGCTGCGGCCGATGATCAGCGAAGGCCCGTTGCGGGACGTGCTGCCCAAGGCGGGCGAGGAGTTCATCCGCCACCCGAACGGGGCGGAAGACTCTCGCATCGACACCGTCACATCCTCGAACCAGTCCCGCCTCGGGCAGCGCGTGACGTTCGTCCCGCAGGACGAGCTCGGCCTGTGGACCCGGATCAACAAGATGGAGAAGCTCGCCGACACCCAGTACCGCGGTCTCGCGGGCATGGGCGGGCGGGCCAGTCTCACCACGAACGCCTGGGACCCGGCGGAACATTCGGTCGCCCAGCGCGAGTACGAATCGGCGGCGACCGACGTCTGGCGGCAGTTCGTCCAGCCGCCCCGCAATCTCAGCTACGGCGACAAGCGGGAGCGGCATCGCATCCACCTCGCCGTCTATCCCGACGACACGCTCCGGGAGAACGGCGGCCACATCGACCTCGCGTCCATCGAAGGGGAGGCCGCCGACCTCGCAGAGAAGGATTCGCCGCAGGCCGAACGCTTCTTCGGCAACCGCCTCGTCGCGAGAGCCGGGGCGGCTGTAGAGCCGGAGCAGTGGGACGCCATCGCCCGCCCGACCGATGTTCCGCAGGGCGCCTACATCGGGGCCGGCTTCGACGGCTCGATCAACGAAGACGAGACGTGGCTGCGGGGCTGCACGCAGGAGGGCTACCGCTTCACGATCAAGCGCTGGGTGAAGCCCGAGGGCTCGGCGCTCCTCGACTGGCAGCGGGCCAACCCCGGCAAGCGCTGGACCGTCCCGCGCCTCGACGTGGCCGCGACGGTCGGCTGGATGTTCGGCTACTACAGCGTCGGCCGGATGCTGTGCGATCCGTTCAAGTGGTGGACGGAGGTCGAGACCTGGCAGGCCCAATTCGGCCTCGACGCCGAGGGCAAGGATCGCGTCCTGCCGCTCGAGACCAACCAGGAACGCAAGTACGCGCCGGTCGTCGACCGCTGGCGAACCTCGATCCGCGAGGGCCGGCAGTTCCACGACGGCGACCCGGCGTGTCGGGATCACGTCCTCGCGGCACGCCTCAAGAAAGCTCGGACCTCCGATCCCGACGCGGACGGCCGGACCCGCCACGTCATCGTCAAGGGCGAGGACGGCAAGCGCATCGACGGCGCGGTGGCCGACAGTCTCGCCCTCGAAGCGGCGATGACGATGCCGGCCGACGCACCCCGGCCGTTCCGCTCGAACTACGAAGACGAGCGCCTGACGTTCTCCGGCGCAGTGAGGACCACATGACCATCTCGCCCTCCGTGCGTCGGTTTGATGCCCGGCTCCGCCTCTACACCGCGCTCCTCAAGGCCATCCGAGGCTTCGACCTCGGGGACACCGTGCTGCTCGTCTCGCTGGCGTTCATCTTCATCGGGCTCGCCGTGCCGTCTGCGGCCTTCGGGGTCGTGGGGGCGCTGCTTTTGCCGCTGACGCCGATCTGGGCGAGCATCAGAATCATGCTCAGGGGGCGCTGAGATGAGGGTTGTGGCGGTCGGCGACACGGTTGTCATCGCCGGCAAACGGCTGGTCCTCACCCGGAGAGACGACGGTGTCTACATTCTCGGCGACCCCGATGCCGATGCCCTGCCCCTTCTTGAGGTTCAGCGCGCCGTGAACCGGGCATTCAAGCCAAGCTGGCGCGTCCGGCTCGCGCGTGCGCTTCACTTCGCGAAGGGTCGGTAGATTGTCCTTGCCAAGCCCTGCCCTGCTCCGCTTTGCCACGCCCCGCCATGCCTGACCACGCCAAGCCGTGCCGCGTGAACGAATGCAACCTTGCCATGCCTCGCCAAGCCTTGCCCGGCCAGGCCAAGCCGTGCCACGCCACGCCGAATGAGTGCGCGCCCTGCCCTGCCCTGCCATGCCTTGTCGAGCCGCGCCTCGCCTCTCCAAGACAGGCCTCGCCACGACCTGCCCCGCCTTGCCACGCCGAGCTAGAGCAGCCCTTCCTTTCGGAGCACTTCCTCGATTCGCTTGAGCCGGTTCTCGTGGGCAACGATGGCCCACAGGGCGAACGTCATCTTGGACTCGCTGTCCCACTCGGACAGGCTGTCGCTGGATAGTCGGTTGAGGTCCGTGGAGGACAGGACGCGGACGGCCATGCCGAGTTGTCGGCGGCTCTTTCGCTTGTGGTCAACGGCCACGCGGACATGCTCCTCAGCCTCCGTGACCCGGTAGCCGACCGTCGGCACCGGAACGAGCCAACGCTTCCGGCGCGAGCCGAGTTCTTCGCGGGCACGGTAGAGCGGCGCCCGGTTCGTCTGGAACTCGCGGCCGAGCACGTCGTCCAACTGCTGGAACGTGATGACCGTTCCGAAGTCGGCCTCGCCGAGCAGCGTGTCATAGAGCATCTGCCACTCGGGCTTGTCGCCCTTGGGCTCGAACTTCGGGCTCATGCCGCTGCGCTCAGGGTCGCCACGAAGCGACCGAAGCCGAGCTTCCGTGCGGTACCGACGCCTTCGAGCCGCCCGGCCCGCTCAACGATGCGCTCAAAGTCGCTGAGATTCAGGTCCGTGTCGTCGAGGTCGATATCGAACGACATGCTCCACGTTCGGAAGATCGGGCGCGTGCGTGGTGTCCTGTTCCGGCCGATCTTGACCGTCTTGCGAAGCCGGTACTCGGGCAGCACCTGGAGCTTCTTGGGATCGGCTGGCCCGTCGTGCTGAACCGGGATGCGATCGGTGCTTACGTGAACGAAGTCGTACACCGCCTCGCCCAACTTCCAAGCGGTCGCCGCGTCACGCAGACAGCGGACAACGTTCTCGGCCGGTAGGAATGTCCCGAGGTCCTTCTCGTAATAGAGCGAGGCGAGCCACTCGAAGTCGGAGATTTCTCGCTCCTCCTCCTCGGTTCGATTGCGCTTGTCGGTGAGTCGGCTGAGTTCAATCGCCAGCGGGTCAAGCGGGTCGGCAAGGCGGCCGTTGTGCATGACCAGCCCGGTCCTGCCTACCACGTCCATGTGAATTAGCACGGGCTATCTCCCATCTACTCCGGGTATGTATCCGGTCTAGTGCACTTTACACCCGAGGCGAGCCGTGTCAACTGCGAGCGAAGTTAACCGAGTCGGCGCCTGATGGGCAAGTTCGCGGCCGTCGCCATGAAGGCCGCCGGCATCGGTTGGCCGAACGTTGGCTGGCAGCCGCCCTACGGCTGGTCGGGCGACACCATCGCGGCGACCGTCAACCAGAACACGGCGATGGGCGTCGGGGCGTTCACGGCCGGCATCCGCCTTATCGCCGAGGACATCGCGTCGATGCCGCTCATCGTTTACGAGCGACTCGACAAGGGCAAGCGGCGGGCGCCGGAGCATCCGGCCTATCAGATCCTCCACGACACGCCCAATCCCGAGATGACCTCGATGGTCTTCCGCGAGACCGGCGTCGCCCACATGTATTCGTGGGGCAATTGGTACGCCGAGAAGGAACTCAACGACCACGGGGTCCCGGTCAGGCTCTGGCCGCTCCGCCCGGACCGGATGACGCCCGAGTGGAAGAACGGCAAGCGGCTCTACAAGTACGTCCTGCCCGACGGTTCGGGGGTCGTGCTGCCGGCCAACCGGGTCTTCCACGTCCCGGGCTGGGGCTTCGACGGTCTCATCGGCTACAGCCGCGTGACGCTCATGCGGCGGGCGCTCGAAGGGGCGATTGTCGCTTCGGAGTACGGCCTCCGGACGCTCGCCAATGACGCCCGCCCCGGCGTCACGATCAAGCACCCCCAGCAGATTGGCGCGGCGGCCAAGAAGAACATCGCCGATAGCTGGGACGAACGGCACTCGGGCCTCAGCAACGCCCAGCGGACCGCCGTTCTCGACGAGGGCATGACGATCGAGGAGACCGGGTTCTCGCCCGAAGACGCCCAGTTCCTCGAATCCAAGCAGTGGTCCCTCGTCGAGGTCGCCCAGGGTCTGCGGCTCGCCCCGCACAAGCTCTCCGACTTCACCCGGGCGACCTTCTCCAACATCGAGGAAGCGAACATTGATCACGTCGTCGGCACCCTCGGGCCGCCGTGCGTGCGGATCGAGCAGCAGGCGGACAAGGACATCATCGGCGACCCGCGGTTCTTCGCCGAGCACCTCCAGGACGCCCTGCTCCGCGGCAAGACGCTTGACCGTTACAACGCCTACCGGATCGCCTCGGGCGGAATCTCGTGGCTCAACGGCGACGACATCCGCGAGCGGGAAAACATGAACCCGATGCCCGACGGTCAGGGTCAGGTCTTCCTCGCACCCCTCGCCAGTGCACCTATCGACATGCTCGCCGACGCCATCGTTGACCGCAACGGCTCGACACCCACAGGAGCGCCACGATGACCGACATCCTCCGCAAGGCATTCACGCCCTTCGACTTCAAGCTATCCGAGACCGGCGACGTCACCGTGGCGTTCTCCCGGTTCAACGTCATCGACAGCGACAACGACGTGACGTTCCCGGGGGCGATGCCGGTCGGGAAATCGGTGCCGATGTCCGCCTTCGGGCATACCTCCTGGGATGGCGCCCTGCCGACAGGCAAGGGCACGATCCGGGAAGCCGGCGACCTTGGCATCCTCGAGGGCGCGTTCTTCATGGAGACGGATCAGGGCCGGAACACGTATCACACCGTCAAGGCGATGGCGGACCTCCAGGAGTGGAGCTACGGCTATCGCGTCCTGCCGCCGTCCGGCCCCGAGGTCTTCAACGGGCAGGCGATCCGAGCACTTCGCAAGCTCGACGTCGATGAGGTCTCGCCCGTCCTCAAAGGTGCCGGAGTCGGCACCACCACACTCGCGATCAAGAGCGGAGCCCCGGTTTCCGGGGCCTCGTATGCCGAACAGATCCTCTGGTACTCCGAGGGCCTGCCGGCGCTGCTCGATCGGTTCAAGGGTCACGCCGCCGCTCGCGCCTCGGAGGGCCGCAAGCTCTCCTGCTCGGACCGCGCGGCGCTGGAAGAGCTCGTCGAGACGCTCGACGGGCAACTCGCCACGGCCCGCGAACTGCTCACGGAACCCGCGAAGTCGATGGACGCCGTGACGCTCGACGTCCTGCTTCGCACCGCGCAACGGCTGGGCGTTCCCGTCTAGCCCCCTCCCGTCCACGCAGCCCCCGAGCCCCGGAAACCCCGGGGCTTCTTCATGTCCAGGAGTACCGAATGGCAACCGCAGCCGAGCTGGCGATCCAGCTCACGACCAAGCGCCAGGAGCACACCGCCTTCCTGGCCTCGTTCAAGAAGGACGGCGGGTACGACATGCCGGCCGACAAGGTCGACGAGTTCCACCGCCGCAACGACGAGCTCAGCGAGCTCCAGAAGTCCTGGGAGACCGCGATCGAGGTCGAGAAGTCGGCCGAGGTCAACGCCGCCAAGCTCGCCCCGCAGGGCACGATCGCCGCCAACAAGGGCGGAGAAGAGCAGCCCGAGATCAAGGACGGCCGGATCAAGGATGCTGACGGGCTCGACCGGGCCTTCAAGGCCGCCTTCGAGCAGCACGCTCCGGCACTCAAGGCGATGGCTAACGGTGCCGACGGGAAGGTTCGCTTCGAGCTGCCCGTCGAGGCCAAGACCCTCGTCACCCTCACCGATCACTATCCGCCTGCCACTCGGCTGCCGACGACCGGCATGGCGAACTACTACGGCGACGTCGAGAGCCTGTTCCAGCACGGCACCACCGGCTCGAACAACGTCGAGTATTTCATCAAGACCACGAACACGACCAATGCCGCGACCCGGGCTGAGGGTACGGCCGTCACCGATTCGGCCTACGTGTGGACGAAGTACACCGACGAGGTCGAGATCGTCCAGGCGTGGATTCCGGTCACTCGGGCCTTCCTCGCCGATAACGATGGGATGCAGTCTCTCGTCACGGGGGACCTTCTCTACGAACTCCAGGCCGAGGTCAACCAGCAGATCCTCTCGGGCACCGGCACGACGCCGCAGCTCTGGGGCGTCTTCATCCGCACCGGCTTCCAGACGCAGGCCAAGGGCACCGATCCGGCCTTCGACGCGATCGGCAAGGCGATTCTCAAGGTTCAGGTGACCGGCGACTCGACGCCCGACGGGATCGTCATGCATCCAACCGACTGGTGGAACCTCCGCCTGACTCGGACCACGGACGGCATCTACATCCTGGGCAACCCGGCCGATACCGGCACGCTCCAGATGTGGGGCCTCCCGGTTCGCCTCTCGACGGGCATCGGCTCGGCTGGCACCGCCGGCGTGGCGGCGTTCCGCCCCTACGCCCAGATCTGGGAGAACGGCGGCGTCGAGGTCGAGGCATCGTCCGAGCACTCGACGTACTTCACCGAGCGCAAGACCGCGATCGCGGTCAGTCGTCGGCTGGCAGCCGTGTCGACGCGGCCTTCGTCGGCCTGCACGGTCACGGGCCTCTAGAAGCGGCGTAAGGCCGAGAAAGGAGACCCAACATGCCTGTCATCTCTGGCGGGATCGTCGGACAGCCCGGCCGCATTCTCTTCGAGGAAGTCACGTACACCGAGGCGGGCGCAGCCGGTACGTACACCGGCACCGTCACCGTCCCGGGCAACTCGTGGCTGCTCGATATCAAGATCTGGAACGACGTCTACTGGGCGGCCGGCACCAGCGCCCTCATGGACGTGGGCGACGCCGCAACCGCGGACGGCTGGTTCACCCAGGTCAACCTCAAGGGCACCGACATCGTCGCTGGTGCCGAGGCCGAGGTCATCGACTTCAACAATCCGGGCGGCCAGGAGGGCGCGTACCTCGTGACCGCCACGGGCGAACGGGCCGAGATGTATTCCGCCTCCGCGCGGGTCATCACCGGCCTCGTGACCACCATCGGCACCACGTCCACCGCCGGGCGGACGCGGATGATGGTCATCTACACCGACCCGACCGTGCCGACCGTTGCCACCTACGCGGCGACGTAAGCCATGTCCACTCCCGGAACCTCCCTGTACGTCAACGCGGATTGGTCGGCCCTCGTGCCGGTCAACTCGCCGGAAGCCGCCTTCGGCCTGACGGTCGAAGAGGCCAAGCGGCGCGGGCTGCTCCCGGCCGAGGGCGAGACGTTCGCTCCCGCCGAGACGATCAGCAGCGCCAACGTCGAGCCGGAGCCAGAGGCCGACCCGGAGCCGGAGGAAAAGCAGGCTCCGACACCCGCCAACAAGGCGGCTCGCAAGCCCGCCAACAAGTAGCCCTGCGCCCCGGCCGCTTCCTTCCGGTCGGGGCGCGCCCCTCGCCAACGCCAACGAAAGGGGTAACTCCTCATGTCCAACGAAGACGCCCGGCTCATCGGGTTCCAGCGCGGCGGATCGGCGGCCGACCAGTTCCGCTTCCTCCGCAGCAACAGTGAGCAGGAGCTGCTCGCGAGCCAGGGCCTCCCGCCCTACACCGAGCTCTCGCGGCGCGGTCGGGGCTGGCAGGTCATGGACACCTCGGCGACGGCCGCCGTCGTCGTCCGCCCCTCCACCGTCGCCGGCTTGACCGTCTACAACGGCGAGACTGGCGCGACCGCGAAGTCCTACGTCATCGACCGTGTCGGGGCGTTCAACCTCGTGACCACGGCCGCCCTCTCCGACTGGTCCATCTGGGCCTGCATCCACCCCGCCGGCATGACGGCCCCGACCGCGGACATCACCGCGATCAAGGGCATGAACGGCGGTACCTACGCCGGCTCGGCCATCGTCGATACCGGCGCGACGGTTGTCGATAACGGCTGGTTCCCGGTCGGCGGCGGTCACGTCATCCACGGCGTCGGCGTGACGCCGGGCACGGCGAGCGTCGTCGAGATCGGCGGCCGGCTGATCGTCCCCGCGACGGGGGCCCTCTCGATCAACGTCGTCGCCTCGATCACCGGCCTGACGTTCACCCACTTCATCAGCTGGTACGAGGTCGAGCTGGATCTCGACTAGTCCCTCTCCGGCGCCCGCTGTCCCCCGGCGGCGGGCGCCACTCCCCTACCTGAGGTGGCAAGATGGCCGCTGGTACCTGGACCTTCACGAACGCCGCGCGGACGAACCTGCTCGATGGGACGGTGCCGATCGCGTCGGGGACGTTCAAGTGCGCGCTGTTCCTCTCGACCTCAAACCTCGGGGCGGCCTCGACGACCTACGCTGGGGTCACGAACGAGCACGCGAACGCGAACGGCTACACGACCGGCGGCCTCGCCGTTGATCTGACCCTCGCGGGGACGACGACGGTCACCGCGGACATCGCGACCGATCCCGTCTGGACGGCCTCGGGCGGTAGCATCGTCGCCCGGTTTGCCGCGATCTACGAGGTCGGGGCCGACGTCCTCTGCTACTGCCTGCTCGACTCGACGCCGGCCGACGTGACAGCGACGACGGGGAACACTCTGACCGTCGCGGCCAATGCAAGCGGAGTCTTCACTTTGGCATGACGCTGGCTGGCTGCGGAGCCGTCGATGGTCATTGCTGCTGGATCGCCGGCACCGTCTGCTCGTTCCTGCGAGATGACGGCGATGCGGCTCGGCGATGGGTCTGCACCCTCCGTGAACGGCTCGGCTCATGGGAGGCCGTTCATGCTGATCCCGGCTATCTTGAGCGCGTCGCGCCGACCCTCCGCGCCGGCGGCCAGGTTGACTGTGGCGACTGGCCGGGGCCGGGCGTCACCTGCGGCGAGTGCGGGGTGAGCGGCGATGGCTGATCTCGGCACACTCCGGCCGGGCGCGAGCGCATATACGCCCACCGGCTTTACGATCTTCGACATCCTCGGCGGTGCCACCACCCTGGCGGATGACAGTGACGGCACCAGCGTTGGCGTCAATACCAATGCAACCGGCCAGTACGCCAGAGCCTATAGTCTGGCTGACACCCCGATCGACCTCTCGGCGATGGCGACCCTCGCCGCCCGGCTCCGCTATGCCTGGTCGGCGACGCCGTCGGTCACGACCTGGAATCTCCTCGCCGCTCGTATCCTGACCGGAGATGGCGGGACGGTCCTCGCGGCGGCCGATTCTGGTGGAGGTTGGCAGACTATCGCGTCGTCGATCACGACCACGACGCCGACGACCTCGTCAGACATCAGTTTCGATTACGTCGATACGAGTGCATCCAAGGCGGATTGGGACGGCGCCGAGCTGGAGCTCCGGATCGACCGCACCCGCACCAAGGGAGGCGAGACAACAGCGCAGCTCGTCTTTGAGGCCTGGTTCACCGGCACGTACACGGCCGAAGCCGCCGGCAACATCACCATCACCCCGGGCACCGCCAGCCTGACGACGACGCCCCAGGCGCCAACGGTCACGGCCAGTGACCACAAGACAGTCACAGCGGCCGCCGCCGCCTTGGCGTTGACCGCTCAGATACCGAACGTCCGGCTGGGCATCAACGTCATCCCGAGCACCGCGAGCCTCGGCCTCACGGCCTTCGCGCCAACGGCCATGCTCAGCGACCACCAACTCGTCACGCCGGCTGTTGCAGCCCTCAGCTTGACGCCCTACGCGCCGGACGTCACGGGTGACGCCGGGCTCACGGTCACGCCGGACACCGCGAGCCTGGCCCTCACGACCTTCGCCCCGGCTGTAGCCGCCTCGGATCACCAGACCGTGACCCCAGGCACGGCCAGCCTCGTCACCGCGGGCTTCGCCCCGACCGTCGCGGTCACGGATCACCAACTCGTCACACCAGGCACGCTGGCCTTGGGGATGACGGCCTTCGCACCCGACATCGTCATCAGCGATCACAAGCTCGTCACCCCCGACCCGGCGGCGCTCACGCTCTCGACATTCGCGCCCACCGTCACCGGCGGCGCGGGCCTGACGGTCACCCCCGGCACAGCGACCATCAACCTGACGGCGTTCGCGCCGGACGTGGTCCTGACCGATCACAAGCTCGTCACGCCAGACCCGGCGAGTCTCGTTGTCAGTGTCTTCGCCCCGACTGTCGGGGTATCGGATCACATCGTTGTGACGCCGGGCATCGTGGCCCTCAACCTCGCGACCTTCGCGCCGACCGTAACCGCCGGCGTCGCATCCCTCCTCGTCGGGGGCTGGCCTCCGACCATTCGCGCATTCCATCCGCTGGCGATCATCGAGATCACGGCGGCCCCTCGCCCGATCGTCATGGCCTATCACCCCCGACCCGAGGTCTCCTGACTGATGGCGAATGCGATCCGACTCACGCTGCCAGTACGGACCCCCTCGGCGACCGTCCTCCTCGCCGGCGTGTACGGAGCCGGGGCGGTGGTCCGAGTGCAGTCGTCGTCCAGTGAGACCGGAACGTTCGCCGATCTCTCAGGGACCGGATCGACGCCGACCATCCCCATTGTCTCGGGGACCGAGACGTACACGGCGGCCGATCCTGGCGGGACGTCGGCGAGCTGGTACCGGGCGCGGCTCGAGGATTCTGGCGCGACGCGCGTGTCCGATTGGTCGGTCGTCACTCGGACGGTCTATCCGTTCTAGGAGTTTGCATTGAGCCACGTCTACGCGAGCCTCGGCGATCTCAAGAACATGATCACCGACAGCGGAGCCACGAGCCTCGGCACGACCAATGACACCCTGCTGCTCGGCGTCCTGGCATCGGTGAGCGAGACGATCGACGACCGCATGGAGCGATCCGGTTTCGGCTCGGGCTTCGGTCCGCGAACCGGGACGAACCGATACAACGGCTCGGGCGGCTCCACCCTCCGGCTCCGGGACGATCTGCTCACGGTCACGAGCATCACCATCCGTCCCTCGACCGCCAGCGCGACGACCTCGACGCCCGCGGCCGACACGGACTACTATCTCCTCGACGGTGAGGACGGCTACGGCCCGGCGCCATATCGGAAGATCCTGCTCCACGGGCAGGGCACGATCACCGCCTTCGGCTCGGGCCTCCGGGTGACGGACGTCGCGGGGACGTGGGGTTTCCAGAACGTGACGGTCACGAGTTCGGCCACGACCTCGGAAGCCCTTGACACCTCCGAGACCGGCGTCGATGTGTCATCGGGCGCGGCGTTCTCGCCGGGCCAGACGATCCTCATCGATACCGAGCAGATGTATATCAGCTCGATCGCCACGAACACCCTGACCGTGGTCCGCGCAGCGAACGGCACGACGGCCGCGACGCACTCCACTTCTGCGGCGATCGCCGTCTACCAGTACCCCGCGAAGGTCCGGGAAGTCTGTCTCCGCCTCGCGCTCAAGCGCTGGAAGGCGCGCGACGCCGGGGCCGACGGGACCGATGAGGGGTCGGGCATCCCCGGCACCCCGCGTGAGGGTGAGGACACGATCATCCGGCGCAGCCTCGGATTGCTGCGGCTGAAGGAGATGGTCTAGATGGCCTACGCCGACACGAAGGCCGCGATCCTCACCCACGCACTGGCGGCGGGCGCTGCGCTGACGGTCCCGATCACCGATGTCGCGATCGGCTTCGCCAGCCCGAAAGGTCGCTGCATCCGCATCTACTGGGGCGGCGAGATCGATCCCCGCCACATCGGCAAGCGGACACTGAACTCCGAGATGATCGGGCAGCGGACGATCATCGGCGCCTTCTGGCCGGTGACGACGCTCTCGACCGACCAGGCCGCCGTCATCGACGCCGAGATGGCCGCCCTCGCCAACGAACTGCGGACTCGCCTCGACGGTGACGCGCAGCTCGGCGGGACACAGTCGGACATCAACCTCGATCTCGGGACGCCGGACTTCGTGACGATCGGCAGCACGCGGTTTCTCGCGGTGTTCTGGGACGTCATCGGCGATTACTTTGAATACACCTTGGGCGCGTGATGGGTGTCAGTGTTACCACGAAGGTCGAGCTGTCGGGCAACTTCTTTGTCCGAGACCCATCGAAGACCCTGTACCGGAATATCGGCGACATGCTCGAAGCCCTCGCCGGTGAGATGGAGGGGATCGTCCGGGGCGAGATCGCGAGCCATGCCGGTGAGATGCCCGGCTACAGCGGTTGGTCGTATGACCACACGGTCGGCTACGTCAAGTCCGGCCTGACCGGCAAGCGCTGGGCGACGTGGGCGGCTGTCGGCGCCGTGACGGCCGGCATGTCCAAGAAGGACGCCATCCGAACGAAGGCAGCCGCGGCCTCGATCGAACGCCGCTGGCACCCCTACCGCCGCGTCAAGAGCGCGGTCTACCGCAGTAGAAGTGTGCTCTCGGCTGACCTCGCTCGAGGATTGGAGTAACGCAGTATGGGAAAAATCAGCGCGGTCGGGTCGAACTGCTACGTCGGCACGTCCGACCTCTCGGGCGACATCGGCGCCGTCACCGGGCTCGAACTCGCGCGCCCGGCGCTCCGGGTCACGGGGATCAATGCCGCGGCCGAGGAACGGATCTCCGGCCGGCGCGACGGGTCGATGGGCTTCATGGCCTTCTGGAACGTCGATACCGGCCAGTCGCACCCGACGTTCTCGGCGATGCCCCGGACCGACGTCATCGCCAGCGTCGTCATCGGGACCCCGGCGGTAGGTTCGGCCTGTGCGTCGATGACGGCGAAGCAGGTCAACTACGCCTCCACTGTCGGAGAGGACGGGAGCCTCGGGGCGCAGATCGACATGCAGGGCAACGCGTACGGCCTCGAATGGTCGGGCGGTGCGAACGGCGATGGGCTCCTCACCGCGGGCAAGGAGACGTTTGCCACCGGCACCGTCAGCGGGACCAGCGTCGATCTCGCCGCCGTCGATAGCGCCTTCGGCGGCTCGGCCTATCTCCACGTCTTCTCGCATGGCTCCGGGACGGCGACGTTCACCATCCAGGACTCGGCCAATAACACGGACTTCCTTGCCGTGACCGACCTCGCCTTTACCGCCGTGACCGGGGCCACCACGCAACGGCTCCAGACCGCGGCGGGCGCCACGATCCGCCGGTACGTCAGAGTCCAGAAGACGGGCACGTCCACCGCGACCGTCGCCGCGATCAACTTCGTCCGCTACACCGAAGCCGGCCCCATCTAACCCCTCCACCCTCGGTCCCGGTAGCCCGCCAACTGGCGGGTTTTTTGGAATCCGCTGAAAGGAAGTCACTACATGGCAGGCAAAATTTCGGCGCTCACCACAACCGTGACCGTGGCGAGCAATAACGTCAGCAACGACGTTCTGTCGTTCAGTTTCGATACCCCGTATGGGGTTCAGGAGATCACGGGCCTCGACAAGAGCGCGGTCGAACGGCTGCTTCTGCGGGCCGATTGCTCGGGCTCATTCGTCCTCGCGTTCAACGTGGACGCCACCCGGTCGCACGCGACATTCAAGACGCCGGGCTCCAAGACGTTCGTGATCAACTTCGGTGGCGTGGCAACGGCCACGTTCACGGCGCTCACGACGAACTACGGCCTCAACGTCGCCGAAGATGGATCGATCCTCGGCAATGCGAACTGGGCCCTAAGTTCGGGCACCGCCGTGGCATGGACGTAGGTCCACGCAACGGCTGAATATCGTGGCCTACCGGCTCCCCGCCGCACGGGCGCCCGTCGAGATCGAGGATGGCCCGACCGTCGAAGTTCAGTCGATCGGCGCATGGCCGATCTACCGGACGGCGGTCGGGCTTGTTTCGGCGTTCCTCGCGGCGAAACCCGCGGCGGAAGTTGCCGCCCTCCGCGAGCTGTACGCCTTCTTCGGCACCGAGGCCCAGCCGACGTGGTCGATCGTCGATCACCGCGGACCGATCCTCCCGACGCCTGACGGGATGCTGCGGCTACCCCTGCCGCTCGCGCTCGCGATCATCGATGGCTGGGTCTCGACGTTCCAGCCCGTCCCCGAGGCCACGGCGGTCGATGCCATGATCCCGCCGGGTGCGTTGCGTGACGAGCTGAACAAGGGTCTCCGCCGGAAGAAGGCCGACTGATGGCCGGGAATCAGGTTCGGCTCGGCGTCGGGGTCACGGGGGCCAAGGGCGCCGCCGGCGAGGTCGACAAGCTCCGCGACAAGTTCGACCGGCTCCAGAAGCAGGGCGCCAAGGGCTTTGCCATCGGGGCTGGCGCGGCGATCACGACGAAGGCGTTTGACCTCATGGGCGGGGCGGTCTCCAAGGTCACCGACTTCCTCGGTGATTCGGTGGCTGCCTTCCGTGAGGATCAGGTATCGATCGCGTCTCTAACCACTGCATTGCAGGCCAACATCAAGGGTTGGTCCGGCAACACTGACGCGATCGAGAGAGTCATCGCCTCGCGGATGAAGCTGGGCTTCTCGGACGACGCGCAGCGATCATCGCTCGACAGTATCTTGGCGATCACCCACGACGTGAGCAAGGCGCTTGACGTCCAGCGGATCGCGATGGACCTCGCCCGCCTGCGGGGGCTCGATCTCGCGACGGCAACCGATCTGGTCGGGAAGGTGGCCGGCGGCAACATCGGCATCCTGACGCGATACGGCATCGTGATCAAGAAGGGTGCCACCGCCACCGAGGCACTGGCGGAAATCCAGAAGCTTGCTGCCGGGCAGGCCGAAGCGTATGCGAAGACGAGCGCCGGGAAGATCGAGGCCGCCAACATCCGCATCGGCGAGAGCCAGGAAAAGGTCGGCGAGATCCTCGATGACTTCTGGGGCAAGTTCGCGCTCGTCGCTGCGGAGGCTCTTGATGGGGAGTTCCGGCACGAGAACGACCTTGCCGAGGCTCGCGTCCGGCTAGCTCAGAAGACGACCGATGAACTCGAGGCCCAGGCCGAGCGGCGGTTCGGCCTGTACGGCGACGAGATCGACGCCATCGGGAGGGAGATGGCGGCCCTCATCCTCAGCGAGCGCGCCTACAAAGCCTGGGCCGATGGCCTGACCGACGCCCAGCAGCGATCGCACGATGCGCTGGCTGCGGGCGAGCAGGGCCGCACCGCGGCTCGGCAGTCGTTCCATGACGTGGGCGCCGCGATGGATGACACCGGCGACAAGACCGATGACCTGACCGATGACACCATGCAGCTCAAGAGCGCGCAGGAGAAGCTCGAAGACGCGATCCAGGGCACGACGGACACGTTCGAAGCCCTGTCCGACGCGATGTTCGGAGCGACGATCAGCGCGGGCGAGCTGGCTCAGGCGAAGAAGGATCTCGACGAGAAGATCAAGGAAGGACCGGAGACCAAGTCTGCTCAGGACTACGCGATCTGGCGGGGTGAGGTCGCCAAGCTCGAACAAGCGTACTTCGACCTCCAGGCGCAGATGGCGCGCGAGGCTGGCCCCAAGGCGTTCCATGACTGGCTGCTCAAGCAGAAGGCGGCGCTCGGGGACACGAACGAGGCGCTCACGATCTACATCGATCGCCTCATCGCGGCGGCGAGTATCAGGCTCCCCGGCATCCCGCACGGAGCCGAGCCGACGGGCGGTGATGGCGGCACATCTCCCGCGCCGATCCCCGTTCGCAGCTTGCCCCGCGGCGCTCTGCCGGCGTTCGCGGAGGGCGGCACGGTTCCCGGCCCCGAGGGCTCGCCGCAGGTGATCCTCGCCCATGGCGGCGAAGAGGTCATCCCAGCGGATGGCAAGGGCGGGACCACGATCGGCGGGGGCGGGTCGATGACGATCGTCCTACAACTCAACGGCCGGGAACTCGCCCGGGCCGTCCTCGCCGAGGCCGACTTCCGCCGCGCCCGCGGCACCTTCATTCCCCGCTAGGAGCGTGACATGGCTGAGAGCTACACCAACATCACCGAGGGGTCCGGCAAAAAGCAGCACAGCTTCCAGCGGACCATCGGCGCGAATGCCGTCGAGGACAACGTCGTCATCGCGGGCGAGCCATATCTCGCGAGCTACGTCGCTACGGTCGCCGGCGTCGCGAATGTCTCAGTCGCCAATGTCAATGACCACCTCATGCAGCTCATGGCCGGCGCATCGCTCAATCTCTACGTTCGGCGGGTCCATATCGCCCAGCAGGTGCTTGCTGGGTCGGCGACCCTCGGCGCGTGGAGTCTCTGTCGCTTGACAACGGCAGGCACGGGTGGATCAGCATTGACACCGAGGCCACTCGATCCGGGTGACGCAGCCTCTGGGGCAACGGCTCGCTACGCCGTCACGGCATCGAAGGGGACTGAGGGCGTGTTCCTATTCGGGGAAAGCATGATGCTACCGAGCACCGCCGTGGCACCCGCTGGCCGCTCTGACGTGTCATTCGACCTCTTGCGAACGAAGGCGATCCGGATCCCGGCCGGCACGAGCAATGGGATCGCGATCAAGAATGGCGCGGCGATAGCGAGCGCTTCTGTCGTCATCACGATCTGGTTCGACGAGGCGAACTTCTAGGATGATCCCCGCCGTCTTCGGCACGCACGTCGCGGCGGCGACCCGGCCCCTCTCGGTCTGGGTAGCGTCGCGCGACGTCACGGCCCTCATCCTCGCCGATGGTTTCGAGATCGAGGATGCCGGCGCGTCGCAGGGCGGCCTCGCGGCCACGCTCAACGAGACGCTGGCGAATCTCCCGGAGCTGACGGACCAGGCATACGTCCGCGTCTTCGACGAGAGCCAGGCCACGGAGATGTTCCGGGGCTTCCTGAAATCGCGGAAGCCGACGCTCGTCCCGGCGTGGACGAACACCAGCCTCCGGGCGACGGACCACGGCGAGCTGCTCGACGCCTACATCCCCGGCCCCTACTCGCGCCCGGCCGAATCGGATGCCGCCCGGATCGGCTACTTCTGGGGCCTGTTCGCGAGTCCGTACCTGTCCGGCGATCTGTCCAGCGTGGCCGTCGTCAATGCCACGCTGCCCGCGCAGGTCTTCCAGGGCGTCACCCTCCGGCGAGTCATCGACATGATCGCCGCCCAGGCGTCCGCCTCGGCCGAGTGGTACCTCGACCAGACCGGGCATCTGCACTACTTCAGCTCCGAGACGAACGCCGCCCCCAAGAACATCACCTCCGATACCCCCGCCGGCGATGAGGTCGCGCCGCTCGATCTTGAGATCGATTACGACACGATGACCTACGCCAATGCCGTCTACGTCAACGGCCAGAACGCGACGGGCTCGGGCTGGGTCTACGATCACGCCGAGATCGCCCGGATCGGGACGACCGTCACCGCCTCGCTCGACGCGCCCGACTGCACCACCGTCGCCATGCGTGATGCCCTCGGGGCCATGTACCTCGGGCGCCTCGCCGGTTCCACGGCCCGCGGATCGTTCACCGTCACGTCCGAGGATGCCGACGGCTGGCGGGCGGGCCAGACCCTCGACGTGCGGTCGGCGGATGTGGGGATCGATCAGAACTTCCGCCTCAGCCGGGTCCGGACAACGCAACTGAAACCCTCGACCTACCTCTACGCCTGTGAGTTCGGCGGATCGCGTCGCGGATCAAGCGGTGGGGCTGGCGGTTCGGATGGCATCGGCACGGGCGGCACCGTCGTCTACGGCGAGCTCGGGGGGGACAGCAATACCTATGTCACTTCCGAGGGCGTCGCGGTCACGGACGGGACGAACCTCCGGGTCGAGCTCGGCAAGGTCGACGATGACTACGGCCTCCGGGTCACGAGCGCCGACGGCACGACCGTCATCATCGACGGCACGTCGAACATGTTCAAGATCCTCGCGACGGGGACATTCTCGGGCAGCGGCAACGACCTGACTCAGACAGATTTGGCAACGGTCACGTTGACCGGCCTCGGCACCTTCGCGACGACGCCCGGGCACATCAGCTACGTCTCACCGGCGAACGACACGGCGGCCAATCAGCAGCTTGGGACCTACCTCCCCGCCAACTCCAACTCGTGGGTCGCATCGTCGAGTGGCGGCGCGACAACCGCAGCCGGGGTCACGCTTCAGTACGTGAGCTACATCAAGACGCACTTGGACGGCTCTAACCAGTGCATGGTCATTATGACGATGGTCAATCACTCCGGCTCGTCTCAGACCAACTACGGCCGGTACTACGTGCTCGCCGAGGCCGCCCTGTGA